AAAAGCTTTTACTACACCCGCTTTCTTAGCACCTTGTAATTTTTCTTCTAAACCACCAATAACCATTACATCACCTTGGAGATTAATCTCACCAGTAATAGCAATGTTATTTGGGATAGTCTTATTAGTAAATAGACTGTATAGAGCTACTGTAAGTGCAGTTCCTGCACTAGGTCCATCTTTAGGTACAGCTCCTTCTGGACAATGAATGTGAATTCCTTCACAACTGTCTCCCCATCGTTTACTAAGTTTATTCTTAGTACGAGTAGATAGTTTAGACCATGCTACACTACAAGCAACTTCAGTACTTTCCTTAATAACTTTCTCTAAACTACCAGTAGCTTTAATACTTAGTGGTACTTTAGAAGGGATTAAGATACATTCAATTGGAAGAATGCCACCAAGTCCTAAACTCCCAGCCCACATTCCATTAATAAGACCAACCTTATCTCTTTCGTGAACTTCTGTTTTTTCAATAGGTCTAAAATCTTTCAACATGTCTACTGTATTATCTACAGTCAGTTGAAAAGGATATCGTACAACACTACCTTCCAACTTTGACTCTGTAATTTCTGCAAGATTTACTTCTCTTACTAGATGAAATAGAGTTTTTCTTAATCCTCTAACTCCGCCTTCTTGTGTATACTCATCTATAAGTTTCTCTACCAATTCAGTTGTGACATGAATGTTATCTTTCTCCAGATTCATTTCCTTAAGAATTGATGGCATTAAATAATTACTACCGATGTGTAGTTTTTGATTTCTAGTAAGATATTTTGTTTGGATTCTAGTAATCCTGTCCATTAGAATTGGATTAACTTTTCTAGGGTTATTAAAACTAAAGATAAAGGTACATTTTGACAAATCAAAATTAATACCATGAAAATATTTATCTTTGAAAAAGCAATTTTGTACCGGGTCAATCATATGAACTAGAAGATTTGCAATTTCTTCACCTTTAGGAGTGTTAGATATTTTATCCAGCTCATCAAAATAGATAATAGGATTCATACATTTACATTCAATCAGTCCTGCTACAATTCTTCCATACATTGAACCTTCATATGTGTAATCGTGACCTTCCATGAATGATGCATCTGTGGCACCACCGAGACTAATGAATATAAAAGGTCTTCCCATTGCTTTAGCAATACCTTCTTTAATGAGACTTGTCTTCCCATTACCAGGTGGACCCCATAGTCCCATTACACTACCTTTACTATTAGGATTAGTAATATTTTGAGCCATTACTTGAACGATATGACGTTTAGCTTCTTCATGACCATAAACAGCTGTTTCCATTTTAACCTTTAGATCATTTAAGAAACTCTTTTTCTTTTTAGGTGTATCCAAGTCTGCAATATTAATCCCAACTGTTTCACCAAGAGGTAATTTTACTACGTTTCTTACCCAATTTTTTAATTTATTGTCACGTCCATTAGAGCTGGTATGAATTGTACTAATAATATGATTCTTTGTATTATCATCTACTTCAGAATTAATTAATTTTAGAATATATGGTTCAACTGTTTCATTCAATATATTAATATTTTTAAGTTTGTTAAGATTTTCACGTCTTTCATCTTCAGTCATGTTACAAAAATACTCGAGAGTTTCTTCAATAACATCACTGTTTGCTTGATTCATTTTTTCAAGCTCCGTGCGAAACATTTTATTAATTTTTTTTCCATCAGATTTTTTAATAACTTTGTCTCGTTTTTTATTATTTTCACCTGTCATATCTTCGTCATCAGATGATTCATAATCGGTTTCTTGTTCGTAACCATCTTCTGGGTCATATTCTTCATCCTCTTCTTCATCCTCTTCCTCCTCTACTTCATAATCATCTTCAATATATTCTTCTTCATAGTTATCATTGATTTCTATTTCTTCTGGATTATTTTTTTTATTATCCATAAAGACTAATTTAACTTTATCTTCTTTTTTGGGTCTCTTATTTGGAGGTAAAAATGTTTCTAAAAACACCCAAGTTTGTTCTTCTATCATATTTTGAATATGATTCTCCAAATCAAACCCTTTAACGTAATTATTCATTTTAATATCTTTTAAAATTTCTACAGAAATTTTTATTAGAGCCAAGGTAGATTTTTTAGTGTATTCATCTTTCATTTCATGAGTTAACATTGCTCGCAGAGTAGGATCTTTATCAGTTTTACCAATAATAAATTGTTGAGCCTCTTTCATGCTAATGAGATTTTGAATATATTTATTAACTTGTCTTGAACTAATTTTATTTCTTTTAATTTCAAGTTCTTTAATAAATTTATAAATCTCTGTTAATGCTAACATTTTAAGTTCAGCCACAATAATTTTCTTTTTTTGTTCTTGATCTAAATTATCATAGTTTAGTGTATCGTCATCTCGTCTTCGCTTCCTATTATTTTTGGGTGGCTGATTAGCTAAAAAACTAACTAAGTTATCTAAATTAGGTTCCATTATTATACTTTAAAACTATTCCTTATCAATTTTTTTATTTTTATTGGAAAATACTATTATCTTTAAATATATTAAACTTAATAATATTTATTTACATATTAACTAATTTTTCTAATTCAGGTATCATCCTATCTGCTGGAGTAAAACCACCAAATTCTTTTTCTATATTATCACCATATTGTAACCAACAAGTTGGAAATCCATCAACTTGGAATGTTTTAACCAGTTGTTCATTCTTTTCTGCATTAACAGCCATTACCTCAATATTCATTTTTTCAGCTGCAATTTTAATCTTTTCAAATTCACTTCCACTAAAATTTCCATCAGCTAACTTATCACCAAACATTCTTTTAGACCATCCACACCAAGGAGTATAGAAACAAGTTAATCTTCCGCTTTTACCATTGGACACTTTAGGTTTTGGAGCAGGAAGAATATCCATGAAAGTTTTATCACTAATAAATTTTTGAATAGTTTTTATAAATACATCTGGTGGAGCAAATCCTGGTAAACTTTTTTTTCTATCACCTTCTACTAGTAATGTACTAGGAAATCCTTTAATTCCCATACTTTTAATATACTCACTTTCTTTATCTGAATTATGTGCAACACATTGTACTCCATTACTATTACACCAGTTTTTTATAATTTCATACGGACTTTCACTAAAATTATCATCAGCTAATTTATCACCCATTAATTTTTTAGACCAACCACACCATGGTGCAAAGAATACATGTACTTTTACATTGGTTGGTTTTACATTAGCTACCATTTTATTTTCAACAACACCTTCGTTTTTAGTTTTCATAGAAATCAACATATATCCTATGACTAAGATAATTATAATCCAAACAAACAAAGGTACATTTAAAACCTTTTTTTTCAAATCTAACATTATAATAATCTATATTTTTTTAAACAAATTAAAACCTATATATATATATATGTATAAATTTGTAAATCTTATTAATAGAAATAATACAATTGGTTATATTTATCTTATTAAATATTTAAATACATCATATAATACCTCATTAATAATAGGCATAACTAATGATCCAGAACAGACAAAAGTACAATATACTAGGAATGGAAGAATAGATTCTATATTTTTTCACACAAATGGTAGTCTATTAAATCAATTAAATTTTATTCTTACTATATGTACTCCATACTTATCAATTGGTTCTAATTATTACAAGATAAATTTAGATCATACTATTCTTTTTAATATTATAAATTCAACTATTTACTTATCAAAAATAAACGTATTACCATACCTTCAAAAAAAACCAAATATGGCAAAATTAAAGAATCAAAGAAAAAATATTAACCCATTAATTTGGAACCATCTTTGTATCAATTTAGATAATGTTTTTCCTAATATTATGTTTCATCCAATGGAAATTGATGATATAGAAAATCATTACGATGAAACATATTTAGACTCATTCATTAGAGATTTCAAATAATTAAAATCTAATTAATATTATAATTATGGGAATTGAAAGATTTTTCTCAACTTTAAAAAAAAGTAAAGATAATTTTTTTACTGACATGACAAGTCCATATCATAATAATATAAATATAAAAAATTTATTTATTGATATGAATAGTATCATTCATAACTTATCTTCGATTCTTTTAAGAAAAAATAGTCATAGTAATACTATTTCGTTCGAAAAAGAACTGTTAAAAATGATTACTGATTATATTATAGAACTAACCAACATGTTTAAAAAAATAGATTTTATTTACATTGCTATTGATGGGGTACCAAGTTTACCAAAAATAAATGAACAAAAAAATAGGAGATATATTAGCATGATAGTATCAATGTTAATAAATAAAATTGATCCAAATACTAAGCCATTTGAATGGTCCAAAGATAATATTTCCACATATAGTAATTTTATGAATAAATTATCTGATACTCTTAATTCTAAACAGTTTACTAATAATTATAATAAAGTAATAATATCTAGTCATACAGAACCAGGTGAAGGTGAAATGAAAATTATTAGGTATATTAAAGATAATAATATAAAGGAAGTTATTGTATTTAGTCCTGATTCAGATATGATATTATTACTTGGATTGCTAGACAGAAGTAAAAGTAATAATTATATACTTTTAAGAAATGATAATAATATGACAATTGTAGAAGATGATAGAATATTATATACATATAACTATACCAATATAAAACCATTTCATGATTATTTATTGAAATATCTAGACTCAGATAATAGTAATATAATTAAAGATATCATTTTTATATTTTCATTATTTGGTAATGATTTTATTCCTAAATTAGAATTTCTTAGAATTGAATCAGATATTAAATTATTTTTAGAAATATATAAATTTAATCTTAATGAGAATGGAACTATTTTAAATTTTGATAAAAAAGCTACTATAAATTACAGTAATTTTATTAGTTTTTTAGAAATTTTAAAAACTCAAGAAAATATGTTATTACAAAGAAATCAATTTGTTTATAAATATTTTCAATATAATAGAAATATGAAAAATCAAATGATTAATGATATTGACAATATTGTTGGAATGATTAAAAAACACAAAGTTACTTTGGATAATTATAAAAAATCTGTCCCTTATCTTAGAATAATATTATCTAATGATACTACGCATCCATTTGGATTTATAAAATATAAAATTATTCAAACATTAGATTATCATATGATAACAGATGATATTATTTTTATTTCTGAAAAAAAATTGGTAGATTTATTATTAGAATATCTTATTAAAAATATTGATACATATAAGGAGATTTTTATGGATTATAAAAAGAAAAGGTGGTTTTATAGAAAACTAACAGCTAATGATTTCAAAACAAAATTTAATAGATATCATCGTGATAAACTTGAAAGATTAAATTTTAGAAAACAACTTTTGTATAAAATAGAGTATAAATTAGATAATTTTTATGAAATTTTTGACCGAACTGATAATTTTTATGAAAATAACATTAATCTGAAAAGTTATTATAATATGAAAAAAATTAGTAATAGTGATATTATTGATTATCTTAGAGGAATAATTTGGATGGTAGATTATTATATCAATTTAGATGATTCAAATGAATTCGTCTACAAACCAACTAAATCTCCAATGTTAACTGAAATGATAGAAATGTTTTCTAAAAGAAAAATTAATACAATGGAAGCTAAAAATATATCAATTGAGATGCATAAAAAGTTAATTTCACCGGATGTTAAATTGTTAGAAAAACATCTGAAGAATAATTTTAAAGGAAAATTAGATTGTACTAGTAGTATTTTTACTAATAAATGTCATGTGTTATTATAATATTATTTTAGGTTAATCTTGAATCGCCCCTTCATAGCTACTATTGTAATAATCATTATAAGAGTCTACCACATTATTTTCTTTTTTAATCATATATTTACTATTTACTTTATTAGAAGATTTCTCATTATTAACTTTTTTTCTCATATCTAAATATTTTTTTTTATATTTCAAATATTTATTTTTATAATCCATATAATATAATGATAAAAAAATTAATTATTGTTGCTTATTTTTATATACTTATTTCTTTCTTTTAAGTAATAAAATTTTTTTAATAATTTAGTTTTTGAAAAGCCAAATTTTGTAACTAGGTAATGTTCTAATTTATTCAAATTACATTTTCTATATAATAAGTCTCTATTTTTAACTTCTTTAATATATGGATTATTAAAATATTTGTATACTTTTTTGTAATCATTTGGACTACAACACCTAATATTATTACTATTACAATGTGATATAACTGCATCAAAATCTTTTGTTTCTTTATATAAATCTAAAATGTCAAAGTATTTTAAATCTATAATGCCTTTACAATAATCAGAACCTAATAGACAACACCATTCAATAAACTCTTTGAAATTTAACCCCGTTTTGTTTAAAATTTCAGTTAGATTTATTTTTTTTGGTGGTTTTTTTGAACTATAAAGGTTTTTATAAATAATTGGTGAACCAAACGTAAAAATATCCATATCTTCAGTAAGGACTCCATCTACCATTCCGTTTTTTGCAAGATAAGAACATTGTGAATCTGCTTCCTGAGGCGCATCTATATAAGGTATACCCATTATATCTAATAATTTTCTACATTCATTTAATTGTTTCCTATTTATAGAGACCGACCTTTTCAAATATTTAATCCTCTCTTTTTCATCCGTAGTGTTCTTTAACTTTTCCATTGCTTTAGCTCTAATATCTTTTCTCATATCAAGTGTTCTCTTTTTAATATCAGGAGGTTTTCCATCAAAAACATAAACAGGAATTATTCTTTTTTTAATAAGATTTATTGTTTTGTTAAATAATCCTAAAATATGTGTTGAAATTTCTCCTTCAGGAGATAGATGGTCTATTCCGCATTTACTTCTAGTAGATATAACTACTTGATATAGTAGTATACTTATATCAATAGCAATTATTTTGTTTTTTAATTCTGATATGTTTATGTCTTTTTCTAAACCATTTTCTAATATATATTTATATAGGTTTTTTATACCCATTCTAGGTTATTAATTATATATATATATTCGTAAATCAATTTTTTTATTATTATTAAAATTGTAAAAAAAGGAAAATACGAAACCAAATTCGTTTTAGATGTAAATTTATTGTGTAACAATACTTTCTACTTTTTTTTTAAAATCTATCACGTTATTTTTAGGTATTCGTAATTTTAATATTTTAGGGTCTTCTCTATCTTTAATTAGAATTTCAGATAGTTGGCTTTTTTTTTGAGGAATAATTTTAATTAAATCTGTGTTTACAATTTCATTTAAAAAATACATGATTTCTCTAACAGTTATCTCTTTAGTAACTCTGTTAATTCCATAAATAATAATTGCAAAATCTAAACCCGCATTTTGTCTTTTAATATAATGATGAAAAGAACCATGAGGTAATTTTATATCTTTTGGTAATTTTTTTACACTTAGACATTTAGATTTAATTTCTAATTTATTTGAACATTTGGGACATGTCACATCTAAAGAAGGTGATCTATCATTTAATACCTTAAGATTAGGTGATCCGCACCTAATACAAGGAAAATTTTCTGCGTAGTATTTTTCCATATATTTCCCAACTTTTTTTTTCATTTCTGGAGATTTTTTTCTTTCTATATTACAATCTCTACACAAATGTGGTCCTCCACAAAAATAACATTTAAATTTCTTTCTAGGTTTTTTATGCATTATTATATATATTTGATGTTTTTTTCAATTTTTTTGTCATAAAAAAATATATAATATTAAGTAATGATAAATCAAATCGCTTTAATAAATTCCTATAGAGATGAGGAAAAATTAAAAAAAAAATATGATTTCTCACATTTTATTTATTCTTATAGTAAAGAAAAATTAATACAAACAATAGAAAAAGGTACTGATAATACTATTTTTTATATTTCAGATAGTTGCATAGAATTTAATAAAATATTTCTAAAAATGGGATTTCTATATAATATATTTAAAAAAAATGATTTTAAAGGGATAATAAAAGTTAATGGAGAAGTGTACCAAATTAGTAGCTTTATAGATTACTTTCGTGTCTTTGAATCCAAAAATTATTTTTACATTAATGTTACAGTAGGTAGTAAAAAATATTCAATAACTTTTATTGATTATAAAAGAAAGGAAGATTATTTCGATATTCTTGTTGATTTTATTAATTTTAAGAACCATAATTTAAATATAAGTTTTATTTACAATATAGATACAAAAAATATTAATCATAGAAGAATTTTAGATTTCTATCAAGAATTAGTAAATTATAATATTGTATTAACTAAACCATTATTACCTAAAAAAAACCCTAAATTACAGAAAATTATTACCCCTAAAGATATAAAATATCCACTTGTATTAACTCCTAAAAGGAGGCCTCCACTTAGACCTGTAAAAAAAAAGAAGGAATTTTCTCCAACAAAACCTATTATTAAAAAAATGAATTTTTCTTTACCACCTCCAACACCTTTTAGATTAAAAAACCCTAATCCAAAAAATAATAATAAAAGAGCTAGTAATTTAGATCTAATTGAAGATATTATAGGAATGATGAAAATTTTAGATAAAGTAAATGATGAAATAGATAAATTTCAACCATTATATCTTCCAATTGATAAATCTAATAATAAAAAAATAATAGGAATTAATACAAAAATTCATAAGAAAGTTATTAATAATTTTCATAGATTAAAATTTTCAGAAAAAAATAATAGTGTTCAAAAAGAAATTATTAAAGAAACTATAGATTTATTAAATGAATCTATTGAAGATTTAACCTCCCTAATTTAAAACTTGGGCTTTTTAATTACTTTCCTTCGTGTCTTCTTAGAAACATCTTTTGTTTGTTCTAACTTGGCTTTCTCTTTACTAGCTGCAACCTTTTTCTTATTTAGATAAACACAAATAGGAACCAGTCCCTTTTCTGTTAGATGAACTTTTCTAGGAATCTTATTTTTATCTCTTTTCTTTTGATGAATAAGTTTCTTAAAAGACGATGTTTTTTCAACCATAATCTTTTTCTTTTTTTTAGAAAGGAACTTTCCTGTTTCATTTTTTCTTAGAGTGCTTTCCATATCAATAACCCTATTTGATAAATCTTCTATCATTTTATTAATTTTAGATAACTCACTATTATAGTTTTCCAATGTCATCTTGTCATCAGAAACTCCAGTTAACACATCGGAAACGCTAATCATATTATGAATATTATCAAAAGGATGTCCACCATGTTTACAATTAATACCACCCAGACAGGTTTCTCTGATAGTAATTCTTTCACCAGTTCTATATTTACGAAATTCTTCCATATGAACCGGACAACAATGAGTTAATTTTTCGAGTACCCACATATGGTCTTCAATAATATTTTTTGCTGGATTATCAATTCTCATTCTTGGAAAACTTTTCCCACGTTTCTTTTCTTTTGAACTGTAGAGAAATATTTTTACCCAAAGATGAAGCATATCAACAAAGTTTAAATTTCTAAAATTCGCTAATTGTTTTGAGAGTTCAGCGTCTTGTACTTTTCCATTTGCTTCGTTTAGAACACGAACAACAGCTTCATAATAATCTCCCAGGTTCATTTTTGAAAAATCTGTAGATATAAATTTAGAAACCCAAGCATGTTGACGAAATTCCTCTTCAAAATGTGCTCCTCTACAAGATGAGCCTTTAGGACATCTTCGTACATTATTCCCTCTAAATTGTGTAAAGGGGTTTTTACCCAGGATTTTTACCATCCTACAAGCATAGGCGTCTACGCACCAATAAGTTTTGAGATTTGAATGTCTCGACATAATACTATACTCCTATAGTTAGTATTTTTCAATTTTTTTATTTTTATTAAAATAATAAAAAAAAGGAAAATATAAAATTCTTGCATAGATTTTTTTATTTTTAAAACATTGAAAGAAATACCTATAACATATATATATATATATATATGGGTTGTATATATTCAACTTATAAACTAAATAATTGTACTTACAAAAATACTCCTGTGTTTAGTTTTGATAATATTAAAACAAAAGCTAAAGTGGTAAAAGTTTATGATGGTGACACTATATGGGTCGCTTTTAACTATAGAGGAAAATACATTCGTGTTAAAATTAGATTAGACGGGATTGATACACCAGAGCTTAGAAGTAGT